CTACGTTGTCCGTACCTGTGGTGAGGGCTGTGCCTAAATTACCGCTACCGAGTCCTACGTTGCCTGTGCCACCTGTTAAATCTAAAACGTCAGTAATTGCAGCACCCGATCCTGCTCCGTCAGCCACCACCATTTTAATACCGCCATTCGGTATTACGACATTGGCTCCTGTGCCTTGGGTAAGGCTAACTGCGTAACCAGCAGAGTTCTGGATTATCCAGACTTTACTAACTGTGTTGGGAGCTAAAGTAACTGTATTGAGTGCGGTAATAGATCCCGTTAAGGTCAATACCATACTTCTTGCTTCCGAATCCGTTTCTGTGCCATCAGGTATAGTAATCGTGTGGGAAGTTCCCGTGATCCCTGTTGACGCACTACCGAAAGCATCCGCTATAAGCGTTAAATTCGTATTTGTCGTTGTGCCCCATGTTCCGCTACCGTCACCAGTAGCCATTTCATCGAGTCTTAGATTATTTACATATGTGCTTGCCATAATTTTTCTCCGCTATGATTATACTATGATTTCCATAATTATTAAGCAACTTCTTTCCAATCAGGAGTTTGTGAATCCGAAACTTCGCTCCAACTCGGGCTTTGTGAGTCAGTAACTCCCGTCCAATCGGGCGTTTGTCCTGGTTGTATTTCGCCCCAAACCGTAAGGGTGCTAACTGCTCCTGTGCCATAAACTCCTGTAATTGCAATAGTTACGTGGGTTGTAACCGTTAAACTACCAAGACCACTGGTCATGGCGTCTTGCGTAACTGATATTACATTATTAGTTACTAGACTTAAAGTTCCTAAAGCAGAAGTTCCTGCTAATCCTGTAGGATAAACATTAGCGTCCCCAGTTACCGTTTCATCGCCTTGTGCTACTGTAGAAGCAGTACCACTAACTCCTACCAGAGCAACTCCATTAGCTACAACCGTACCTACGGCACCTGTTCCTGCTACTCCTGTTTCTGCTACATTAGCTCCTCCTGTCGCAGTTACGCTACTAACTGCGCTAGTTCCCGCAACTCCTGTTTCAGAAACATTGGCTGCTCCTGTTACAGTAAGTGAACTGACCGCTCCTGTTCCAGCAACTCCTGTTTCTGCTACATTAGCATCTCCAGTGACTGTTTCTGTGCCGAGTGCGGTAGTACCAACTACCCCTGTTTCGGTGACAATCGCTGCACCTGTTGCAACAACCGTACCGACAGAACCTGTGCCCGCTACGCCTGTTTCCGCTACATTAGCATCACAGGTAACGGTTTCGGTTCCTAACGCAGAAGTACCTGCAAGCCCCGTAAGGGTTACAGTAACGTCAACTTCAACGGGTTCACCCCATGTGCCTGAACCCCAAGTAGACCGACCCCAGCCAGCCATTCTTTACTAAGCGATTCTAATTACAGCGTTACTTGCATCTGCCGTAGGGAAGGAAATTGTAAAACTTCCTGCTGTGGAGGTTTTATCTCCACCAAAATCAAAAACCGCAACTGCTGGATCACCAGAAGCCGTGTCGTTGAAAATCATGCATCCTCTAGCCGTAATCGTACAAGTACCAAAAGTTAAATCAGCAAAATCCGTGAACGCTGTCGTTCCAGATGTAGTCGGAGCTACTTTAGTTAAAGTACCACCTTTAGCTGTGTAATTGGTTCCTGTCGCTTCTTGGCTAGTGCTATACGCTGTAGTAGAAGCACTCATAGTAGCTGAACTGGTATAAAGAGCCAGTTTAAACGTATTACCGTTTGTCGCAAAGTTATGTACCGCCGTCATCAATTCACTTTTGAAAGACGTGCACATCGCTTGTGTTATTGCCATTATAGTCTCCTAATAATATTAGCTAGGTCTTTTTGACCTTGTTTCTCTAATTGATTGCCTATTGTACACATGTGGTTATTCACCGCTTCTTGCATATAATATGTAATCACCTTTTTGCATGTTTCTTTAAAAACATGAGCTTGTTCCCTTATGGGTGCAGGAGCTGTTTTACTGATAGAAATTATTTTATTAATTGCCATTTCCGCAATTTCCTCTATCGTGTGCCCTCTGTGTTCTGTTGTGGTAACCCCAAGAGTTCCAACTTCTGTTTCTGAATTAAGTGAAAACATTAGTATTTCTTAGGCTCCACAATTCCTTCTTGTACTTGTCCGTCGTGTCTTCCAACAAGTCCTATAGGGATAGCTTGTTGTTTTTCAACTTCTGACCATTTACAAATTTTTAATTCATCCTTTTCCATATACGTTACATATGGATCTTCTAGTCGATGATACCCATACAATTTTTCTTGAATCGGTACATCAGCGTCTAAAAGTCCCGACGTTAAAGCTACTTGAACAATAATACCTGCGTCTATACATTTTGCCAACCAAAATTCACAACAACCTCGTCCTTGCTCTGCAAAGTATAAATTACCCTTATAAGTAAAATCAGCACCAAACATACTAATACCGCCTACTTTATTCCATAGTGCAAAAGCAATTGCATAAGAGATAGTATTATTAAAATATCCACATGCTAAATCTGTAGTAACTGCTTTGATAGGGTATTCTTCTAAAGCAGGAACTCGTTTATCCAACTCACACGTGTATATTGGGTAATCTACTATAGGAAGCGTTTCCTTCATCATATCCGTCATATTTCCTGCATCGTCTGTATCAAAAAAGCGACTAACTGGATCCATGACAAAAGCTCTATCAACTCTTTTTAAAACGCCAATCATAGCGTTAATTGCCCACACTTCATCAAATTTTTTACTATGGGTGATCATTTTATGATAGTCTAGTTGACTATTCCCCATAGCAATAATCGCAATATTCTTGCCTTCTAATTCGGATATAGGTTCTTTTAGCATTATTGTGGTGCCATTCTTACATTATCGTATCGGGATTCATCCCTTACATCTTTCGACTCCCCTAGTGCTTTCAGTGTTGCGAGAGCTTCTTTAAATTTTTGTTCATACACCATAATTTCATCAGGTGCCGTTTTCATAAAAATTGCTCCTTCCACTAAACAACCATACAACATGGCATTAGACGCATTGGTCGAAAGCCAGGTTGTCCCACTATCACCTGCAGCAGTTAGTGAAGCAGGTCGATAAAAATAATGTAGCTCAAACGTAAAGTTACTATTTGGTGTAGGGGCTAAGATAAATGTATCGTCATCAAACTGAGCATAGTAAAGGGGTTCTCCTGTTGTGGCTACTGCTGGGGTATAATCTCGAATCCAGGTTACATGCTTCAGTAATAAGTAACTATAGTTACTATCACTATCTACAACCGCTAAGCTATAAGGTGACAAATAGTCGGTTGGCGTCGCTAAGTATGTATTTCCCGAGGTTCCTGAACCCGTTGAATTCTTTCGAAACACAGGTAATTGTACGGATTTAAGAATCCGTTCTTCGGTCTGCTGTATAAAAGTATCTAAGGTACTGGTAAAAGTAGTTTCATCATTATCTAAATAATTCTGAATTGCTGTCTTTAAGCCGCTATAAGTAAATCCTGCCATTAGTCTGTACTCACTGTTAAATCACCTACTGCACCTGTAGCAACTTCCCCACTAAAAGGAGTTCCTATTGGGTCATCGGTAAAGGTCATCATATTTGTTCCCGTGGCGTCAATTACTGCTTGTGACGGGTCAACTGTTGTAATTCTTCCTAATTGAGATTGAGGAAGAGGAACTTCAGGTCGAGGTTGCCACAACGCTTCGGCATCTGCTCCTACCGCAACTGGGTCAATTTGTGGGTTCTTAGGTTCATAACACTCAGGACATACTTTATTACCCTTCCAACTCATACGCATGACACGATAGGCATAAGCCCACCCGCAAGTATCACAAACTGCTAAAGCATGTTTACCCGATGCATATGCCATTAGATATATTCCCTCCTGGGAACTAAATGTACCACAGAGCGATCTTCATCGTAACGTAATGCATTAATTAAATCCTTTTCATACTGTTGTTGTAGAATCGGAAGTTTTTGAGTATTCTTTTTAAGACATAAATAATACGCCAAACCTGAAACTAAAGGAGGAATAAATCGACTCGGTAAATCAAAGTCATTAGTAGATGCTGAAGCATCTTCAATTCTTTTCCACACATAGTAAATGAGTTTATCTGTTGAATTGTTGGGAGTGGGATAAAGATGAATTACAGGAGTTAAAAGTCGTTCTAACCAATATTGTGTAGGACGAGCCTTTGTTCCTTTAGTTGGAATTCCTGCAAACTCATTTCTATCTACACGAGTAATAAGATAATCAGTAACTATACTATTCTCAGTTTTTTGAATATAGGCATCTAAAATATCTATGTCGTAAGTATTAATACTATACTCACTGGTTCCTTCTGTTAATGTGGTTGTTACTTTTGAAACTTCCCACATCTGCACACCACGGTTAGACCAATCCGCAAACATAATATTTAACGAACGCCTTGCCGTAACTGCGTCATACGACGTGCGGGCTTCTAAACCCGCAAGTTCGTATGCTTCTTCTATT